CGCTGCTGACGCCGCCGCCTACGCCGCATTGACCTGGGTGGAAATCGGTCTCGTCGAAAGCGTCGGTGAGGTTGGCGACACCGCCGCGCAAATCACCTGGACCGGCTTGGGCGACAATCGCGTCCGCAAGCTCAAGGGCGCCCGCGACGCCGGCGATGTGTCGGTCCTGGTGGCCATGAACGCCTTGGACGCTGGCCAGGTCGCGGCCATCGCCGCCGAGAAGACCAAGTTCTCCTACGCGATCAAGATCGTCTACGAGGACAGCGTCGACAACACCAACGACACCGACAGCATCGATTACTTCCACGCCAAGGTGATGAGCGCCCGCAAAACGGTCGGCTCCAACGGCGACGTGCTCAAGCGCACCTTCGTCCTGGCCGTCGACACCGCCCTGACCGAAGTGCCGGCCACCGTCGTCGCCTAAGGCCGATCAACGGCCGCGGACCACCCCTCAGCTCCCAACTTCACGCCCGGATCGCAACCGGGTGCTTTTTCCCAAAGGAAGAGCCATGTCCCTCGCAAGCCTGAACACCTCCCTGGCCGCCAACGAAGGCCGGCCGCTGACCCTGCTGCATCCGACCGACCGCACGCCCCTGACCTTCGGCAAGGACAAAGCCCCGGTGCAGATCGATCTCCTCGGCATGGACAGCGACGCCGTCGTGGCCAACGAGCACGCCACGCGCAACCAGAACCTCGAAGCCATGCGCGAGGGAGCCAAGTTGTCGGCCGCCGACCTGGACCTGAAGGCGGCGACCGCCCTGGCCAAGGCCACCACGGGCTGGCGCGGCGTTCCGCAGGGCTGGATCGATGGAACGGCCAACGAAGAGCCCGCCGAGTTCAGCCAAGCCGCCGCCCTGAAGCTCTACACCAACAAGGGCTTGCGCTGGGTTAAGGAGCAGGCCGATCGGTTCGTCGGGGACCGAGCCAATTTTTTGCCCGGTGGGCTGACCAACTAGTCGCCTACGCGGACGTCGCGCACCGCAAGGGCAGGCGAAAGCTCCCGCCGTTCCCCGAAGGCCTGGAGCACGTCTGGATCTGGTTCCTGGAGCTGTCCAAGACCCGCAGCTTCGGTGAGGTTGACCAAGCCATCACCCACCAGGAAATCAGCGCTTGGGCGGCCGGTGAGAACCTGGCGCTCACGACCTGGGAACGGCGCCTGATCCGCCGTCTCGACGACGCCACGCTTGCCGCATGGCGGGGCGCCAAGCCGGCCGCGATAGCCGATCCCGACCAAGGCGTCCCGGCCGACAACCCCGCCGCGGTGCGTGACCTCGTGCGCGGGGTGCTCGCCCGCAAGCGCGCGGAAGCGGCCCAACAGCAGCAGAACACCAAGGAGGCCGCCAATGTCTGATCTGGCCCGGCTTGGATTGCGCGTTGAGTCCGAAGAGGTCGCGACCGCCGACGAACGGCTCGACGACTTCGCGGCGTCTGCCGTCCACGCCGAAAAGGCAGCCGACGGCCTTGCGGGCGGGTCCAAGCGGGCATCGTCGGCAATGGCCGAGATGACCCGGGCCATGCAGAAGGACGTGGTCGAGATGAACGCCCTGGCCAAGGCCACGGACGGGACAGGGGCGTCGTTTGCCCGCACCTCGCAGCGGGTCAAGGCTCACAACGACAACATGAAGCTGGCCAGCCACGAGGTGGTCAATCTCGGCCGCCAGTTTTCGGACGTTGGCGTGCAGCTGGCCGGCGGGGCCAGCCCCTTGATGGTGTTGATCCAGCAGGGCCCCCAGGTCGCAGACGTGTTCCAGATGGCGGCCAGCCGCGGCGTGACGCTCCGCGCGGCCATCGCCGGACTGATGGCCGACCTGCTGCCGCTCGTCGCCACCCTCGCCCCATGGATCGCGGGGCTCGCGGCTGTCAGCGCCGGCGTCTTCCTCCTCGTCAGGGCTCACGACGAGCACATCAAGCGCATCGATGCGGTCAACACCAGCATCTCCGACATGCACAAGAACCTGTCGGAGGCGACGCCCTGGCTGTTCGAGGCGGCGAACCAATCCAACCTCGCCGCTGAAGGGACGAAGAACTTCAACGACTGGGTCGAGCGCAATTCCAAGTCGATGAAAGGCTACGCCGCCGCGACGCGCGAGGCGACCATCGAGCTTGCTCGGATGAACGTCTTCAACGCCAAGAACTCGCAGCAGAAACTCGTCGACGAGAATTTCAAGGTTGTCGGCGGCGTGCCGACCTACAACGGCAAGGGCAGCGCCTGGTGGGAGTTTGGCCACATCACCGGCAGCCTCGACAAGGGCTTCAAGGAGTTCAACGAGAACTTCCGGAAGGCCGGCGAGAACGTGAAGGCCACCCAGGCGACGCTCGAGGCCATGATGGCCGCGCCGCCCGAAGCTTTCCTCCCAAAGGAGGGCAAAGCCAGGGCTATCTCGCAGAAGGACAAGAACCTCGCCGCCGCCAAGGCTGACGGCCGGTTCGCCACGGGCCCGGCCAACGACCGAGGCGTCAACAGCATCGACGTCAAGACAGTGGACGACGCCCAAAAGGCCATATTCGTCTCCAAGGGCGGGCTCAACGACTTCGACCCCAAGAAGATCGATGACCACTACAAGTCCGCCGAGGACCGCGCCCGGGCCTATGCTGACTTCGAGGCGAACCTCCGGCGCGAGCGCATCGCGGCCGAGCGCCAGATGTGGAGCGATCTGACCTCGCTCCAATACAGCAGCAACAAGAAGCTGGCCGCCGTCGGCAAGGCCGCCGCGATCGCCCAGGCGACGATCAACGCCTACCTGACGATCTCCAACGCGCTCAAGACGCTTCCATTCCCCCTTAACATCGCCGCTTCGGTCGCCGCCGGTGCGGTCGCGTTCGCGCAAGTGGCGCAGATCGCGGGGGTCAAGGGCTTCAAGGACGGCGGCTGGACCGGCTATGGCGCGACGGACAGCATCTCAGGCGTGACCCACGGTCAGGAGTTCGTGGTCAAAGCCGGGCCCGCCGCCGCGAACCGCGCCATGCTCGAGGCGATGAACGCCGGCCGGCCCGCGCCGCCTCCCAGGCCGGGTCCGCCGCCGTCCGCCAACATGGGTGGGATGAGCGTCCGGGTGATCAAGGGCGACCTGTTCGACGTGATCGTGGACCGCCGGGCCGCGGCCGTGGCGGCGCCCATGGCGGCCCAGGCCCGGGATGACGGCGCGCAAACGGCCATGGCGGGCGTCGCCGACATGGACCGCCGCAACAACCTGCGTCGGCTCTACTGATGGCCATTCTCCTCGACGTCGTCCCGTCGACGCTGGGCCCGCGCCCGGTGTCGAACGCCGGCGTGACCACTCCGCAGGTCGGAGGCGTCCGCCAGCGCCGCGCCCGGTTGGGCTCCCACTTCAGGATGGAGGGCAAGTTTCCTCCGCTGGAGATGGACGATGGACGGGCCCACGCCGCCGACATCCTGGCCTGCGAGCTTACACCGGCCGCGTTGCTGATCCCTCAACCCGACCTGGATATGGGTGCGACGCCCGGCCCCACGCTGGTCAAGGGGGGCGGCCAGTCGGGGTTCACCCTTGTTTTCGACGGCGCCACCCCTGCGTTCGCGTTCCGCAAAGGGACGATGTTCAACATCGTCACCGCAACCCGGCGCTACCTGCATTCGGTCCAGGCCGAGGCCGTTGCTGACGCCGGCGGTGAAGTGACCGTCAGCATCTGGCCCATGCTGCGGATCGTGCCGGCCGACAACACGGAACTGGACTTCGCGACGCCGCGCATCGAGGGCTGGCTGGAGATCGACGGCGGCTGGGAAGTCACGCCGGACTTCACCATCGAGACCTCGTTCTCGATCGAAGAGGCGGCCTGATGACCATATCGGCGGAGATGGTCGCGGCCGCTTCAGAGCCGGCCTATGTCGGGTTCACCGCCGTGCGCATGACCCTGGCGGCGGCGACGATCTGCCTGCTGGATGGAAGCGGCGTCGTCACGTTCGATGGTTCGACTTTCGTCGGCGAGGACCCGGTCTATGGCTCGCTGGCCGGCGTCGAGGAGGTGACGGACGGCGGCGAGGATGAAGCCTCCCGCGCCAGGATCCGCCTCAACCCGAAGGATCTGACGGCACTGACCACGCTCGCCGGCGCTGGCAACCAAGGCTCACTGGTCGAGATCTGGGAAGGGTTCGTCGATCTGTCGACGGGGCTAGCCGTCGAGACCCCCGACCTGGCCTTCGAGGGCTTCTACGATCAGCCGGCCTGGTCGTTCGCCAACATGGCCCTGGAGATCGACTGCGGCTCAGTCTTCGAGCTTTTCTTCGAGAACGAGGAGGGGGCCCGGCTGACGGACAGCTTCCATCAATCGATCTGCCCTGGTGAGCTTGGCTTCCAGTACGTCATCGAGACGCTCCGGCGGAAGCTGCCATGGAGCACGGCCGACGCGCCGCGACCGACCTCCACCGTCACCGCCGCGCCCCGCAGCACCAAGTTCGACCCGCGGTTCCTGCGCTGATGGCTTTCCCAATCCAGCAATCGCCCGACACGCCTCTGACGCGCCGGGTCAAAGCCGCGCAGGCCGTCGTCGACCGCTACGATGGCCGCAAGTTCGCCTGGGGCGAGGTCGACTGCATCCGGCCGGTGATGGAGGTGATGCTCCTCCTGGGCCGGGATTTCCCGGTCGCGAAGCTGGGCTCCTACACGACGGCCATCGGCGCCCAGCGGATCGTCAGGAAGAATTTCGGCGTCACATCCCTGCCCGTGGCCATTGACACCCTTGGCCTTCCCCGGATCGGCTACGCATCCGCCCTCCCGGCCGACATCGTCGCGCTGCCCGGCGAAGACGACCGCTGGCCGGCGCTCTGCATCTATCTCGGCAACAACAGGGTCCTGGGCTTCGGGGAGCGCGACGGAGCCGTCGTCTGCGGCGTGATGGAACCGCTTCATGTCCTGTTCGCGTGGAGGGTTGACCCATGCCCAAAGCCGTAAAGTCGGCCTTCAAGTGGGTCTCCCGCACGATCATTGGCCTAGCCAGCTTTGCGGTTAAGCCGATCATCAGGGCCCTGACCCCCAAGGTCCCCGAGGTCGACACCTCGCGCCAGATCGACTTCGAGCCCAACCCCAACGCGGGCGTGCCGTGGGTGATCGGGGAGACTGGCACGACCGGGACGCCGATCTACGCCACGGTCGGCGAGCCGAAGAACCGCAACCTGCTCTATTACACGATCCTATCGGGCGGCGGCGGCATCGACAGCTATGTCAGTTTCACGGCGGACGGGACCTCTGTCGTGTTCGACGGCGCGGACACCCCGACAACCGGACCCTATGCGGCTCGGATGTGGATGCGGACCCACCTGGGACCCGAGACGGTCGCCCTGTTGCCGCCGAACACGCTGGACGCGGCCGTGCTGGCGGAGTGGACAACGGCCCACAAGACCAGCGGCTACGCGGCGGCTTGGTACGTCATGGGGGCCGATCAGACCGCCTATGCGTCGGGTGTCCCTGATCCGGTCTGGAAGCTGCGCGGCGCCAAGGTCTACGACTGGCGGCTGGACGACACCTATCCCGGCGGGATGGGCGATCATCGCATCGACGATCCCGACAGCTGGGAGTTCAGCGCGAACCCAAGCGTGCTGGCCGTGGCCTGGTGCCTAGGCCGCTTCGTCAACGGCAAGCGCGTCCTGGGCCTGGGCTGCGCGCTTTCCAACCTCGTCATGCAGAAGTTCACCGATTGGGCCAACACCTGCGACGCCAACAATTGGGAGGTCGGCGGCGTCGTCTATTCGACGGACACCAAGTGGCAAGTGCTCAAGGCCATCTGCCAGGCCGGCGGCGCCTACCCGACCGCCCTGGCGTCCAAGATCAGCGTCATCTTCAACGCGCCGCGCGTCTCCATCGCCACGTTGACGGGCGCCGACATCATGGAGCCGCCGACGGTCGTCGGGACGCAGCTTCGGCGAGACCGGTTCAATGCCGGAGTTCCAAGGTTCCGCTCCGAGGCCAATGGCTGGGACATCGTGCCGGCCGCGACCTTCGTTGTTCCCGAGTTTGTCGAGGAAGACGGCGACCAGCAGCGGACGAAGGAGCTCGAGTGGACGCTGGTCCAGAACGTCGACCAGGCCACGCAGCTCACGGCCTATGGCATCTGCAACAGCCGCGAGATCGGCCCCATCGATCTGTCGATCGCTGACTACCTGATGGGCCTGGAGCCCGGCGACTGCATCACCATCGCCGAACCGGAGTTCGCGCTCGCCAGCCAGAAGGTCATCATCGCCAGCCGGTCGCGCTCGATGGACGGAACCGGGCGCAGCATCACCTGCGTCACCGAGACCGACGCCAAGCACGCCTTCTGTCTTGGCCAGTCCGGCACGCCGCCGCCGCTTCCGTCGCTCAGCGCAATCGTGCCCGCGACGCAGGCTCCAGCCCTGGGGACCTGGGCCATAACCGGCTCGGATTTCGGCGGGCTGCCCGCGATCGTCATCGAGGGCGGCAGCGACGACCCCAACGCCCTGTCGATCGTCATCGACTATCGCGAGATCATCGTCCCGTCCGTGACCTTCGGCGAATGGAAGTCGGCGGTTTTCAACCCGCAATCGACGCTCCTGCCGGTCATGGGCGTGGTCGAGGGCCTCACCTACGAGGTCCACATCCGCTACATCACTACGCGGGGCGGAGATAACCGAGCCGTCTACCTGGACCTGGGCGAAGTGACGGTCGGTGACCTGCCGTTCGGAGGTTCGGAAACCACCGTCAGCGGCGGGTCCTTCTCTGGCTTCATCGGGCAGGGTGTCGCCGAGAACGATGGCGGCAGCACCTCGCTCAACATCCTCGCCGGCCCAGGGATGTTCTCCCTGACCGTCACGGGCGAGGCGATCAAAGACACCGCCTACGCCACCAATCCGATCTCGGCGCCCGGGACCTGGCGCATGTACGCCGACGGCCTGCAGATCGCGATGGGATCCTGCACCGCGTTCGGCGATTCCGGCGACCTCTCCACCCTGTTCTCGTCGTCCCAGGTCGCCAGCACGACCCTCACCGGCACGGTCCCGATCGAACTGAAGTTTACCGGCGGCGGGGGCGGGTCAACCGACACCGGCACGGTCTCCGGCACCTACACCATCCAATACATCAAGGACTGAACACCATGATCATTCCTATGAAGGTGGATCTGACGCTGCGGCGGAACGACAACCCCTTCCGCCAGACATTTGTTTTCGAGGACGAGGCGGGTTCGGCGATCGACATGAGCGCCCATGCTGGCCGGCTGGAGGTGCGGCTTCTGCCGGGAGCCGATGGCGCCGCGCTTCTCGAGGTGCTGTCCACCGAACTCTCCGGCACGCGCCTGGATATGACCGCCGACGGCGTCGAGATCATCGTCACCAAGGCCGACATCGCCACGCTGCCAGACGCGGCCATCGAAGGGCGGGACGCGGCGCTCTACTACGATCTGCTGATCACCCCGCCTGGCGGCGACGAGAACGCCTGGTCCGAAGGTCGCGCGAACGTCAAGCCGGGCGTCACCGCGTGAGCGGCCCCCAGAGCGTGACCATCCGGGGCCGCGTGGAGCAGGTAGCCGTTCAAGGCTCCTACGCCGGCGGGCGAGGCGGCATCGGGGGGCCGGGCGGCAACATCGAGTCTGTCGGCCCGCTCGAAACGATGCCGGCGATTTCCGTCCCGGCCGGAGCCATGACGTGTCGGACCAATGGCCGCGCCGCGCCCGGTGACGGCGGCGACGGCATCTATCGACGGGTCAACGCCGAGCCTGCCCATTTCGCGAAATTCCGCTCCGCTGACCGCTACATGGGCGATGGCGAAACGATCAACGCGGCCGATGGCGGTTGGTGGGAACGGATCGGGCCGGTCTTCACGCCCGAGGAGTTCGGCGCGGTCGGTGATTGTCCGGCTACCGGCTCTATTTCCGGCGCCGCCAACGACGTGTCGGCTTGGCATCAGATGTTCCGGACCCTCAAGGTCTACGGCGGCGGGATCGTGCGCTACGGCCAGGGCGGCAGGATCTACCGGATCGCCTGGACGACGGAAAATCACGGGCTGGTCCACGGCGCGAACGTGCGAATGGAATGCCTGGGCGGTTGGGTCGAGGTCGACCCGAGCCTGATGACCGACCCGGCGCTGCTGCCTGCGCCAGCCGCCGGCCGCGTCCTGGTCGTTGGAGAGATCACCTGCGGCGACCCTGACACGCTCACGCGGGCCGACGTGACGATCGTGGACATGAATATCTGCACGGGCCTGACCGAGGCCGACCTTATCCCGGGCGTCTACTGGTACCGTCCCGACATCCGCCAGCGCACTGTGGTCGACTGGACTGCACTAGCCAGCTCGGCGAAATGGCGCTCCTACGGCCTGCGCCTGTGGTGGACGGACGGAGGCGTCATCGAGGATGGCTACGCTGAGGGCACGACGAACAACGGCCTGTCGTTCTTCGGCGGCCGGGGATGCTATTTCAAGGGCCGGAACGTGGCGGTCGGATGCGGTTTCGGTGCTGTCCCGACGACCGCTCAGAACGGCCTCCACATGCTGGGCTATATGCACCTCGACGATGCTGGCCTGACCAGCAAGGACTGGCGCTGCGACACGATGCTGGCTTCCTACAACAAGGACGAGGGTTTCGCCTGGGCGGGGATCGATGGTCTGTCGATCGGTTCGATCTCGGGCCGTGGGAACCTGGACCGCTTGTTCGAGGGCGACAGCAGCTTCCGAGTCACCGACGAGACGTCTGCATCTCTTGGCCAGCAGATCCCGGCGCGCGTGGAGATCGGCACGATCGACTACGACGGCCGCGACGAGGATGGCGTCGCAACCTCGGTTCAGGGAGCGACGATTGCCTGCGGCAACGAGGGCCGGGTGCGGATCGGTTTCGTCAGGGTGCGTGGAACAACGAACCGTTCACCCCTGGCGGTCGAGTTCACCGACGGCGGGCACGTGTCGATCGGCGGCTATGAGATCGAAGATTGCGAGGTCGATACGAGCTACCACCTGATCAACATTGAGGCCGAGCGGGTCGAGATCGGGGCCGGAAAGGTCATCAACTGCAGTGGGTCGGTGAACTCGTCGGCGATCCGGATCCGCAACGCGATCTTCGCCACGGTTGCCGGCGGTCAACACGACGGGGGTATGACCCACGGCGTCACTTTTACCGGCGACCGCGCAGCCACCTATCATGAGGTCCGCGACCTGGTCAGCCTCGGCACGGACAAGGCCTTCGTTCGATTGGACGTCGCCGCCGACGTCGACATGGCCCGAATTATCGATTGTGTCAGCCTGGGCGCCAACACCAATGGCGACGATGACCAGGGCTTCGTCACAATCACCAACGCGGCGTCGACGATCGGCGCTCTTTTTGTCGAGCGGAACATCGGGCGGTTCGGCGGCGACACGACGGCGCCGATCACTATCACCGCCGCCGTCGCCGTGGGCGCCATCCGTAACGCCGTCGTCAAGGGCAACGACTTTAACGACCCGACCATGCTCACGTTCGCGTCGACGGGGTCGCTCCCCAGGTCGTTCAACAACTTCGCCGGCCAATTCGCGAATCTGGTCGACGAGCACAACCAGTTTATCGGCCAAAAGCGGGTCAACGGCACGGCCGTGCCGACGAGCGGCGTCTGGGGCGCTGGCGACGAGATTTACAACCAACAGATCAGCGCGCCCAACCAGCCCGACGGGTTCCGCTGCATGACCGGCGGCCGCATCGCGACCTTGGTCGGGGTGACCGCGACGACGACCAGTGGGTCCAACGTCGTGACGGTCAGCGACGGGTCCAACATCTTCCCATTCGACTGGTTTAAAGTCGTTGGGGTGACTGTGCGCCGGGTGGTCAAGGTCGTGGGGAACACGGTCACCTTGGCTGGCAATGCCGACGCGTCGGTTACGGGCGCCGCGGCTTCGTTGCAGCAGCCGATTTTCAAGTCGCTGTACTACAGCACGCCGATCTTCACGGTGGCGACGCAGCCTGTCGCCGCGGAGAACGAGGGCATGCTGATCTATGTCAGCAACGGCAATGCCGGGGCCAAGTGCCTGGCTGCGTCGAACGGCGGTTCATGGCGGGTTGTGGCCCTGGGGGCGGTCACATCTCCGACCTAGGAGGCCGGGCTGAGCGTCGATGCGATACGGCGCTCAGCCATTCGGCCGCTGACCCGCCGGCCAAGCTCAATCGCAGGCAGTTCGATGAACCTGTAGGTCAGCGAAGCCAGGACGGTCGAGACAACCAGCGTCACCACGTAGGTCGCGACCAGGGCCGCCACGCTGTCGCCGAGCCGGTCCGCAAGCCCGTGCCCGAAATGCAGGATCGCGAAGTGGATCAGGTAGATGCTGAAGCTCACCGTCCCGATGTGCCGCAGAACGCGGTTGTCGATCACCCGGGGCGGCGCTAGGGCGGTGAAGAACAGAACCCCGGCTAGGAAGCCGGCTGCGATGATCGGCTGACGCAGCGGACCGATATTGGTCAGCCCGATCACGGTCAGAGCGACCAGACAGGCGGCGAGGCCAGCCCTCGCCACCATCGGCGCCACCCGCAAGGCGAGCGGATCTCGTAGGGCGTAGAAGACGACAATCCCCAGGATCAGGGCGGGCAGGTTGTTCAGGAACCCAAAGTGGACGAACTGCTCTATCGAGGCCGCCGGCGCGTGGCCTGCCAGAAGCGCCGGGATCGCGACGCGAGAGGCGAGTGCCAGGACGGCCGACACGGCGAGGGCCACCAAGGCCCTCGGTAGGCTGGTGATCCAGACCAGCAGAGCGGGAAGGGAGGCATAGAACATGGCCTCTGTCGCGATCGACCAGCCGCCCGGGACCACGCTGTTGATGCTGGATGGCGCCAGGCCGTGGAGAAAGAGGACGGTCAGGGCTGCGTCGAGCGGCGTCGACGGCGCCCCATCCACGTCCACAAGCAGATAGGCCACGATCGCCAGGTAGAACATCGGAGCGATGCGGAGGAACCGCTTGAGGTAGAACTCGCCGGGGCGGAACACGCGCCCCACGAGCGTACCCGTCAGGGTGAAGGCGCTGACGATGAAGAACAGCTGGACGCCCCGGTATCCATAGGCGGCGAAGTGCTCGACCGGCGCTGGAAGCCCGGTGAATAGCTGGCCGACATGGATCAGGACCACGCCGCAGATCGCGAAGCCTCTAAGGCCGTCGAGATATTCCAACCGTTGCATGATCCCCCCAGGATCTGAGCGCTATCGGCTCCGGTGATCGGCCAACTGCGCGGCAGCGGCCTCTAGAACCCTACGGTAGTCCGTGCGGAGGTCTTGCCGAGCGAGCTTGGCCCGCAACGCCTCCAGGGCCTGGTCTCCAAACGCTGACTGGTAGAATTGAACCTCGTCCTGCACGCGCGATTTGAACCGCGCATGGCGGCCAAAGGTCCGAACTATCGAGAGCACGCCTCAACCTTCGCATTACATGGATCTGCGGTTTGATGCTGGAAATTGTCCAGCACGTCTACCGTGAAGCCGATCTCGCTCACGGTTTTCGGGTCTCTCGGTCCGTATGCACGTCGCAGCTCCTGACGCGATGAGATTGCAGGCGCCGCACCAGGGGCAACCCGATGTGCCCAGGCAAACCCTTCAACAAGCCGGCCGGCGCTGCCGCCAGGTTCATTTTTCGGGAGACCCCTATGGTGGCTGAACGCGCCCAACCCCTCATGACCGAGATCCGGCGCAGCGAGAAGAAGATCGAGTGGGGCGCGGCCGCCCTCGGCCTCACGATCTTGATCCAGAGCGCGACCCTGGTCTGGTGGGCGGCTCGGGTCGATCAGCGCGTCGCCGTCTTGGAACAGAAGGTCACGGCAACGGCCGCCGCCGGCGAGACCCTGGCCCGCCTGGACGAGCGTACGCAGTTCCTGGTGACCACGGTCAACCGCCTCGACCAGCGCCAGCAGGACCAAGAGGTTCGGCGATGAAGCGCGACTACGAGACGCTCGATGCGATCGTGGTTGTCGGATCGCTGGTGATCATCGGCGGCACCATGGCCGGCCTGATGGTCCTGAAGGTCCCGACCGATCAACTGCCCATCGTGGCCGGCACGCTCGGCACGCTGCTCGGCACCGCCATCGGTGGATACGCCGGGTTCCGGTGGGGCAGCAACATCGCCTCCAAGCAGGCCGCCGAAGCCGCCGCCGACACCAGCCGGGCCGCTACCGGCGCCTTGGCCCAGATTGCAGGAGCGGGCGCCCCGCCGCCGGCCCAGCCCCTTTCAGAGCCCCAGGAGCCTAAATCATGACCGCGCTCGGCCCGATCCGCTTCCTGACCATCCATTGCGCGGCCACGCCAGAGGGCCGAGATGTGGCGCCCGGCGAGATCGCGAAATGGGACCTCGCCAAGTTCGGCCAGGAATCCTACCACCATATCATCACCCTGGACGGCGTCGCTCACCGCCGCTTGGGCGACACGGTGAAGGGCGCGCACGTCGGCGGGGCCAACACCGGGAATGTCGGCATCTGTTACGTCGGCGGGGTCGACAGGGCGATGAAGGCCAAGGACACCAGGACGCCGTCCCAGAAGGCCACCCTGGCGCGTCTGGTCAACGAGTATCGCCGCGCCTATCCGGGGATCATCGTGCGCGGTCACAATGAATGGCCAGGGGTCGCCAAGGCCTGCCCGTCGTTCGACGTCTCGGCCTGGCTGAAGACGCTGTGATGGCCCTCCTGCTGGGCGCGGCGATCGGGGTCTTCATCGCCCCCGGGCTTCTGCTGTTGCTCGCGTTCCTCATGATCCGGAGTTGGCTGCGATGATCTTCCTCGCCAAACTATGGGGCTTTCTGAAGTCGCCTCCGGGCCGCTGGCTCGCCGGCTTGGCCGGAGTGTTGGTCATCGCCGTGCTGATCTACCAAGGCGGCGTATCGGCCGGCGTCGACCGCGAGCGGGCCGCGAACGCCAAGCTGGTCGCCGCGGCGATGGCCAGGGCAGAGAAGATCGCCAAGGCCTCCGAGGCCATCAGCAAGACCGCACGCGACAAGCACGCTGCCGACCTCGCGCGCATCAACGACCTGACCGCCAAGCTCCAACAGAAGGTGCCGATCTATGTCACGCCTCAAGCTGATCGCCGCTGCGTCATCCCTGCTGGCTATGTCCGCCTGCGCGACGCGGCCGGTGCTGGTGTCGATCCCGTTCCCCCCGCCGCCGGTGGATCTGTCGACGCCGATTCCGGTCTGGTCCTCTCTGACCTCGCAGCGAACGACCTCGTCAACGCCGCCGCCTTCAACACCGCCATTGCGGAAGTGAAAGCCTGGCGCGGGTGGTATCCCGCCCAGGCCGATCTCTGGTCCAAGAACACCAAGGCGCCCGATCCCGCGCCCTGACCGCTCGCCTCCTGGCTTGAGCACAACCCGGCCCGCTGCTCCTTCGGGGCGGCGGGCCTTTTCCCTTTTCTGGTACCGTGCGAAACGTGACCGATGAACCGCTTCGTCCTCACCGCCGCCCTGGGTCTATTCGCAACACCCGCCCTGGCCGATCCCTGCGAAGCTCGCGTGACGGGGTTCAAGCCCGGCGCAACCGTGGCCGGCGAGATCCGCTACGTCGGCGACGGCGACAGCCTTTGCATCGGTCCTGGTCGTGACCCGTCGACCTGGGTCGAGATCCGACTCGCCGACTTCTATGCCCCCGAACTGAACGAGCCCGGCGGACGAGCGGCCCAGCGTGCGTTAGAGGCCTTGATGGGGCGCCGCGCGGTATGCACCGCCCAGCGTGGGCAGGGCGGCCGCACGGCCAGCTATGATCGGCTCATCGCAACCTGCCGGGTCCAGGGCCGGTCAATCGCTGAACACATGCGGACGGCCGGGGTTCAGCAGGGCGGCCGCGGTCGCTAGGACGAGACGACCGCGCCATCCTGCTTCTGCCCCCGCGCAACGACCTGCAGCATTCCATCCGGCAGGGGCCGCTGCAACGCCTTGGCCTCGGACCATGGCGCCCGCATCCAGACCTCGCGCTCTTCCTCTGTCGTCAGGATTACTGGCATCGCCTTGTCATGGTAGGTGCGGACGGGCTCGGCCGAGTCCGTGGTCAGGAAGCCAAACGCGTCGATCTCCTCCCAGCCCTTGCTCTTCATGCGAACACAGGCGTGAGGCGTCCAGACACCGGCGAAGACCGCTAGGGGGCGGCTGTTGTCCAGGGCGAACCACACCGGCTTGAGCGATCCACCGACCTGGTCGGGCTCGCTGAACGAGGTGAAGGGCACAAGGCAGCGGTTGGCTGGGCCTAGCCACGGCGCCCAATGACGGCTCTCGGTGCGGCGGACGTTGGTCGTGCCCTTGTCCGGCTCCATTTTCAGCAGGTCATTGAAGTCCACCGGCCCGCCCTTGGCCCGCAGCTTGTCGGCCCGCTTCGTCGCGGCGTCGAATAGCGCCTTCTTGGATGAAGGCATCCCCCAGCGGGCCATCGCCAGTTCTCGCTCGCCGTCCGCCCCGGTCCTGACTATCGGCGCGGAATGGTCGGGGAAGATCCCCGGCAGCGGCGGCATGTTGCCCGTGCGGTCGTTCATGGCGCGGGTGAGCGCGATGATCGCGGCCTGGCCCGACCGCATCGAGTAGAGGTTGCACACCCTAGGAGCCCCTGAGCCAGATGTGGGCGTTCCAGCCGTCCTGGTCGTGGTTGTCGCCCAGGTGATTGGCGACCTCGAAATACTCGATCTCCGGGTGCGCCTCCCAGAAAGCACGGTCCATCAGCCCGCCGCCGTAGAATAGGAAGTCCGCCGGCCGCGAGGGGCGTTCAAGGCCCATGGCCCCGACGATGGTTCCCTCGGGCGGCCTGAGCCAGACCCGGACGGTCATTGTCCCGTCGTCGTTCATGGCATCGCGGATGCGCTCGACCCCTGGGTGGATGGTCCAGAAGGCGAGCGGGTGCGGCTGGCCGTTGGCGACGAAGGCAGCGCCGTCCTGGTACACCTGCCGCGCCTCCTGGGTCGCTGGGTCGATGGCGTAGAGATAATCCGTCATGCCGAAAACCTAGGCGACGCCCGGCCCACGCGCTAGCCTGTCGCCCATGGACGAATTGGAAAAGCGGATCTGCGCCCTAGAGCTGCTCTGGATTGAGGCTGGACCTTGGATGGAGCCGCATATCCTGGACGACGCGGCCCACGCGATCCGCGACGGGTTGAGCGAGTCCATTGGCGAGGACGAGGCCGATATCCGCCGCCAGGCCCTGTCGATCATCGAGGACGCCCAAAAGCGGTATGTGGGCCACGGCTGGGTCTTGAAGCCCAAGCCGTAACGCTGTCTCTTATACACATCTCCGAGCCCACGAGACCGTACTAGATCTCGTAT